CCTCGAAGTTTCCGACCTTGAAGATGATTCTGTAGCCCGTAATCGCTCCGCTTCCGTCTACCTGCGGAATTACCTGCAGATACTCATCGACACCACCGACACGCATCGCACCCTCGTACCTTGTAACGCCCGTCTGCTCGTTCGTGATTGTCGAGAGTGCCCAGTAGTTCGTGTCCGAGCCGTCAAGAGAACCCTTTGAGATTACGCCCAGGTTTGCCGAGATTGCAGAGAGGTTTGAGATGTACGCTTCCTTAGCAGTCTCATTTGCCTTTACGATGTCACGTATTGAGGTACATACTGCAATTGCGTTCTGAACCATGCTCAAAGAATCGCCCGCCTCATTGAAAGCAGTCAGCTTAAACTGATAGAGCGTGTCCACGATGTCGTTTGTGTCCTGCCCTGTAAGCGGCATTGTCTGAACGTATACGCCGTCTGAGGTAAGGAATCCATCACCGTCCTTATAGTTCAATTCAGATGCGTAAGGATCAGAGCTTGACGCAGGCTTGTAGAACGTGTCCGTCTCGTCAAAGTCAGGCTTCCTTATCTGAACCTTATAACGGATGTTTCCGTAAACTTCCCTGTTGTCGCTTCTTGCAGGCTGTGACATGAGGAGCGTTATGGTACGGTCAGAGATTCGCACGAAAACGGAAGGAGACTGAACAATCCAGGTGCCGTAGCCGTCCGTGTTGACGGAACAGTCAACGTAATTGTCAGAAACCTTGTCATAAACAGAGCGTACTTTTGCGCGGAATCTCCAGTTCACAAAGTCATTGCGCTCCATGTAGCCGTCTGTAGTCCTATTGAAAGTGTATGAATTTCCGCTGACAGCTTCCCATTCTGGCTCTTGCGCCGTAATGTCCTTGCAGACTTCAAACTCCACCGCCTGCACGGAATTTCGCAGTCCAGTTCCTGAAAATGAGTAGCCAAGCTCGATTTTATCTTTTTCAGCTTTTGCAGAGATTGAATCGAGGTCGTCAGGATTTCCGATTTCCTCTGAGCCGTTTGAAAGCTCAAAAAGTCCTTTTTTGTATTCGTCAACGCTCAAAGAAGGAACGTCACCAGGAACGGCTGCAACCGGCAATTTTGGCTGTGTAAGATGAGGGATGTAATCCTTCATGTTGCCGCAGTCGAAAATATCCTCGTCATAATCAACAAGGGAAAGTGTATAGCCGTCGTTTCCGTCAGGTGAGATTTCTGAAAGCAAGAATTCATCAGTCACAGTCTCCGCCCCGTAACCGTATGAGAGGATATCCCCTGCATGTGGCACGACCGAAGAAGAAAGCGGAATCGGAGTCTCAAAAACAATCTCTTTCGTGCGTCCCTCAAAGCCCTCAATCTTTTTTGTCAGCACGGAAACGGAATCATTCGAGACGCACTGAACTGAGACATAAAAATCATTTTCCGTGTCCAGATCCAGAGCGTCGTAAAGCTCAAGCGCAATTATGTTTGTTCCGTCATTTATCACTGACTGAATCTCAGCGTTGCCGAGTCCGATTTTAAGCGATTCGTGCTGGACAAGGATTTTCGAGCAAGGTGTGTAATAGAATCCTTCGTTTCCGACCTTTGCGGTTACTTTCTTCGGCCTGAGGCGCTGGCAGTTCATAAGGTAATGGGCATAACGCCATGCCTGCGCATAGTCCGTGATTCCCTTCGCGTCAACTTCCCGAAGCGTGCAGTTTGCCTGCCTTTGGGAAGCGTCCGAACCATCGTACATGATTATGAAAGTATTCTCGACATAGCCTTGAGACGCATCTATATAGGTGATTTTAAGGCCGTCCGGGTCTCTTGCAAGCTCTTTCTTGTACTCAAAGGAAATGAGGTTTTGAGAGTTGAGGATGATTGACGCGTTTTCCTTTATGCCGTCAACGGCAACTGCGATTTTTCCGTAAATGTTGCGGTAAAGGACGGCACGCCCCGCAGTGCATATCGGCTGCAAAACGTTCAGCTTTGTTTCGCCAGAAGTCAGGACGGCATCATAGGAAAGTCCGTTCTCATTGCAGAACTCGTACCACTCTCCGAAACTGTCGAGGTCGATTTCAGAATCAAGAGCCTTAGACGGTGCATGAGTCGGGCTTGTGAGGATTTCAAGAACCCATGCGGCCGGATTTGATGTGATTGTCTTCTCTTCGCTCCACTCGCGTTCCTGGGAATCCCATACACGGGCAAGCCCTGACGTAACAATGTTGATTTTTCCGAGCTTGTCTGCGTTTGCGCTCGTAGATTTTATGTGAAGACCTATCAGAGTCGATACGGCAGCTTCCCTTGGATTTATGATTTTCTGCCTTACGACTGACTGAGAATCAATGCTGGCTTTTTCGTCCATGCAGTAAGAATGCACGTACTGGACAAAGCAGTCGTCAACGTCAGAGGCGAGATTTGAGTCCGGTGTCGTGTCCGTTCTCCTGAGCCTGATTGTTATCGGCGCAGAATAGCGTTTTACCCATGCGTACTCATAATAGGTCGTGAGGTCAGAAAGAGAAGGCTCTAGGACTTCCGTGTAAGTGTCCGTTCCGCTGTCGTAGGTGTAGTAAGTCTTTGACTCATCGATTACGGCGTCGGCCGTGCGTATGTATCCGCGCTTGTACAGAGCCTCAAACGGAAAATCTACATGAGCGTTGAAGCGCATCTGTTTTACGGTGTCGTATGTGAAAGTGTTTGAGTAGTGGTGGTCTACATAAGCGTCATGGTGCTGGTGCAATCGCACGATGACCCACATCCTCTGGAAAGCTCCAAAAATGGTAGTCTCGTAGAAGAACTCAAAAGTTGCGCCTTCGCTGTATTTAATGTCGTCACCCGAAACCTTAATCCACAAATCTTTTGCAGAAAGACATGTGGCATTCCAGCACCACGGCCATGTCGGGCACCATATCCAGCCGCTGTATGTATAAACTGCCTCAGCGTCAACATTCACCGCATCGTGAAAAACCGGCTGGTCGAAAGTGAAGTCCGTCCATGTTGCCCCGGAAGGGTTCCCCTGCGCAGCTTTTTCCGCATAGTCAAAGCTGTACGACGGGATTACATCCACGCTGTGGTTCGCATGATAGCCGGTGATTCCCCGGATCGCATAGTTTCCATAGCGGCGGAATCCGTTCCAAAGAATCGAGACATCAGCGGCGCACGCATCCGCCTGCAATGTGTAGAATCTGTCCTCGTAGTTTTCGTTGTCGTGCTTGTAAAGCTGGTCTGATGCTTCCGTCTCGACAATCTTATCATTGAACTCATCATGATCGAACGGCTGGCCGTCCTGCGCGACTTCGATGTAGGAATTTTTATCTGCAAACACGGACGTAGACTCAAAGGGAAATGTCCCTTCCTGTGGGGAATCCTGCAAAAGGTTTGCAAGCTTTACGTCATCAGAATAAATCGCGCCGATGTTCTGCTTATTGAAACCGCCCTCAAGCACGACGTTGTAATAGCTGTCGCATCCGGCGTTCCCGCTTATGGTGTGATAGCCTTTGTAGCTTCCGCCCGCGCCGTTCATTACATAGGGCGTGAATTTATGCGTTCCGATGACATACGGCTGTGTCTTTCCTGTCGCTGATGTGTTTGACGCACCGGCAAGATAAGGAATGTTCTTCACGTCATCGCGCTGGAGTGCAAACTGCTTTGATGCTTCCTCAGCTTCCTTCTTTGCCTTCTTGTTCTTGTTGTAGCTGTAAATGCCGTATGAAATCGGCTCAAGGATTGACCAGGCGACATTCTTGAAAGTGTCCCATGAGCCGCGAGGAATGCGCCTGATTGCGACGACATCAAAATCTTTTACGGTGTAAGAGGAATCGACTTTCTTTCCGCCTGCAAAAAAAACGTAATCATTTTTATTCTTGATGCCGTAAGTATCGAGAATGCGGCTGACTGTGGAACCGCCCGCACACTGCCTTTCTTCGCATGAATCCGAGAAATCTTTGTAGAACTTTATGACCGCCATTAAATCACCCTGAAAAACCTGCGCTCTTTCAGTCCGATGATTGGGGAAATCCTCACCCCTCCGAAAGTCGCATGAATTACGCTTTTACTGTCAATCATAAAAGCTACATGCAGGCATCCGTCATAAATGCACTGGATGATGTCACCTTTTCCGGCTTCTTCCGGGGCTATCTCCCTGACGTTCAGCTGTTCGGAAATTCCGAACAGCTGCCCCGCTTCCTGTTTCCCTGAGAAACACAAATCCTTGAGCGGTTTTCCGTTCCGCCTTGTCATTTCGATTACAAGGCCGTAGCAGTCCATTCCGTTTTTGTCGCGCCCGCCATACACGAACGGAACGGAAAGCAAGTCATCGTATTTCACGAGTTGCCCTTGTTGTTGTCGCGGTTCCATAAAAGCGCGGGAAAAGTCATGTCCAAGCGGTCGTCCCTGTCGAAAGAAAAGACCGCCTGAAAGCGGTTTACCTTGACTGAGCCGTAACGGTGCTCAAAGCTCTTAAGCTCCGTTATCTCCCCGTTCTGGTTCAAGGCTCCCACCGCCTCAAGGACAACGTTTCTGTAAGTCTCAATCAAATCGACGACAAGGTTGTTTTTTATGGTGATCGTGAGTTTTCCGCCGCCGTCAAAGCCCGATACCGTGGCGTTCGGAATATAGTCAAAAGAACCCGCCTTGTAGACGTACCCGTCAAACTCAACGTCGTTCACGTCGTTTACAAAGCGCATCTCGATGTTGCAGCCTTCGTCATGCAGATAAATCAGATACGGAAGGGAATAACGCCCGTTCCGGCGGAACAGATCAGAAATCATCTTTTATTCCTCCCTCAATGTCATGGTGAGTTTCCGCGGGCTGATTCCTTCGATTGCAGGTTCGTCAGCGAACTTGTATTCTTTGGTTCCGTTTCCCGTGAGTATGTCCGTGAGGTAAAAGCTTTCTGAGCCTGAAAGAATAGTGTTGTCATACCAGTTCCAGAAGGCCGTCTCCTCATCCTTTGTGAGTGAAAGGTTTACCGAAAAAGTTCTTTTTACCGATGAATTGAGAAGATATGTCCGCTCCTTTCCGCTCTCAAAGGAAACTTTCTTGACGTTTGACTGTGGCGTTCTGTTTACGCCGTAGAATCTTGTGTTGACATTCGGACACCATAACTGAGCCATTTTTCCCACTCCTTAGCTTGAATATCTTGTACCGTTCTGCGATGCCTGAGCTGCTATAAGCGATGACGTGAAATCCCCGCGCTCAAGCCCTGCATTTACTGTCTTTTTGATGAGAAGCTCTATTCCGTCCGACGTAATCTGTGGAGTGACGGAAGCGCCCGCGTAGTTCTTTACGCTGAGGTTTACGCCGCCGTTTTTTCCGCCTGCGCCGTTCGCAGTCTCCCACAATGCCCTCTGCTGGCTTGCGTTGAGGATCATCTCACCTGAGTTGACGTTTGCAGTCACTCTGTCGCCTGAGTAAGAAGAACCGCCGACGATACCGCCGGAAGCATAGGCCGGAGTCGGCTTGTTCGCTATGATTGTCGCAAGCTGGATTGAACCCGCCGCCATTGTCGCAGCGGCAAGAACCGCGTTTATAGGGAAAGGTGCTGAAGTAAGCGACTTTGTGGCACCGACGGCGGTGTTTACAGTTGCCTGCGCAATGGAGCTTGTCCATTCGGCCAGTTGCATCTTGTACTGCTTTTTGGCGGCTTCCTTCTCAATCTTCTCTTTCTGAAGGTAATAGGCGGCTTCGCTTATGATTCCCGCCTTGTAGATTTTCTCAAGCTGCGCCTGCTTTATCTTCGCCTCGTTCTGTGCGTTCTGCTGTACAAGGTCTGATATTGACTGCATCGTTGACGCGATGGAAGACGTGATGTCCACGATTTTCTGGCAGACATCGTTCATCTTCTGCTCCCAGTCCTCAACCAGCTCGCCCGTGCTCTGCTTCTCAAGCTCCTTGAGCTGATTCTCAAGCTCTGCACGCTTCTGAGCCCAGGCCTCATAAATCTGGTATTTCTTTTCCTCGCCGTCCTCTATCGCCGAGAAATCAACCGTCGTCA